TCAATGCTTTTCAGGCATCGTGTTGCATTTCGTGTTGCATGATTTTACGTTTGCAACTTTTTGGAAATGTTCAAGGATCAGCTGACTCTGCTTTTCTGCCTCCAAATCAATGACATTCCGGTAGACGGATTTCATCACATTGTCAGAGGACCAACCGCCTCTCTGCATAATGTATTGATCCGGAACTCCGATCGCATGCATGATGGACGCGGAGTAATGCCGCAGGTCATGAAAGCGGAAGTGGGGGAGCTGGCAGAGATCCAGAACCCGTTCGAAGTCTCGCGTGAGCTGATCGGGGTTCAGGTTACACAGTGCCCCTTTTTTACCGCGTATATGTTTAAAAAAGAATTCTGGCATTTGTATAGTTCGATAGCTGCCGTAGGTTTTGGGTGACTTGGTTATCCACTCATTGTCCTCGCTACGCACGATGCTTTTGCTGACAGTTATGGTGTTCCCTTTAATATCACGGGAAGTCAAAGCACAGATTTCGCCACGGCGAAGCGGACCAAATGCAGCCAGAAGAATGGCTATTTCCAGATCGGTTCCAGCAGATTCAGCCAGGAGGCGCTGAATATCTGTGTCGTTCGGACAATATAGCTCCGGGTGCTTCCGGGCGGGAAGCTGTACGCGGATAGAAAGGTCGGGGGCAAACATATCGAGAGCCGCTGTCAGAAGCGCATAGGCATTTCGGACGGTCTTAGGGCTAAGCCTTTTCGATAAATCAGATATCCAGATCTGTACAATCTGGCTGTTCAATTCATTAAGGCGTGTGCTGCCGAAATCGCCCTGGAAGTGCGTCCGCAAGAGTCCTGCATAGCCGCGTAGGGTAGACGGGGAAAGGACGGCTGCTTTCATGTCCTTGTATCGCTGGACAGCGACACGAACGGATATATTTTCGGCGCGGTTCCTTTTCTTTGATAATTTCCATTCGTCTGCAAGCATCCGCGCCTCTTTCTTGGTCGGCGCGGTAAAGGACTTATAATGACGTTTACCATCCGGATCTGTGTAATCTAAAGCCAGAACACGAAAGTTCCCGGATGGGAGTGAATTTTTGCGTTTTGCCATAATGATATCATCCTCCTTGGTGGGTATAGGAAATACACCCCTTGCAGGGCACCCGGAAGAATGATATAATTCAAAGTGTTCAAGTTTGATTATATCTTCCGGGAGTGATCCTGTAAGAGAAAATCTATGTAAAGCCGTTCGGTGTTGGTAGCACCGGGCGGTTTTACATTTTATAGAGTATTATTCTCGAAAAAGAGGTCTGGAGCTGCGGAGCATCCTTGGTCGGTCAGATGGTTGTTTTTAACTCCTTTCTGTAATCAGATATTAAAATTAAGAATTCGTAAGTTGTCACACAGCATAATGTGATGTATCATAGTCTTATAAAGAGAGGGGGTCTTATTATGAGATATTGCATTTCAAAATATAGTATTTATATACTTTTGTTTTTTGTTGCATATCTATTACAGCGCCTTGTCTTTATTTCTCTGTTACATATGCCAAGAATTATATTTGCTGGAAAAATATATTTACATGAAGTCTTATTTTTGATTACATCGTTTATCTTTGTAAAGAAAAGCTTCAAGATTGAGCGGCTGGATTAAACGTCCAGCCCTATTTTTTATTTTCTTTTTTCTTTATTTTTAGTTTTTTTCTCGATTCTTCAATTTTGGCCTGAGTTTTTTGAAGTTTAATTTCATTTTCAGTAGCTATTGTTTTAAAATCCCTGATTTTATCAATTAATCCAGGTGAATCGATATCAACATTACCTTTAACAACATTAAATATGTCAAAGGAAAATTTTGCTTTAGCACCATTGATAAATAATGATAATGACGCCAATAAGATAAAGGCACCAGCGGCACATGTAATAATTTCCACAGGACCAGGAGAGTTTATAGTAGCCTTAATGGAAAACTCATTTTTTTTAATAGGTACATTATATAATTCTGAATATATATCGGCACTTTCAAAAATAGAGTCGATAAAATTATACAAATCGACAGCAGCAATATTTTGAGTAGTGGTTACATCGAATATTGCATGCATTTCCTTCCCCTGGATATAACAGCTATATAGGGTTCGATTAATAAATCCCGAATAAGGATTGGCATTGACAATAGTACCATAAGAATAAATAATTGGTATGAGCATCGGATCTAATTCACGCCGTTCGAATGGTCGGTCTATTCGCGATCCATTTAACATTTCTACGTTTTAAATATGAAATTTCTCCATCAAAAAACATTACATCAATACGTTCCTGCTCAGAAGCTTTGTAGATATATGGTTCGCTGGTTATTTGACCAATAGCAATACGGTCACAGTTTGCGCCAGGAACCAGTACATAATCACCGATTTTCATATCATTTACAAAGCGCATAATTTGTGATGCAGTCGATCCCGGTTTAGAATCGTCAGGATATGATTTAATAATTTCATCTTTTAAATCATTGAGAGAACAGTATTTTATGGAATCAAGATCATTAATTTTATCCCAACCGATAGCAACATATTGACCAAAATAAAAATTTTCAAAATTGTCACCTCCGTTAGTTCTGATAAACCAATAATTTGTAGAAGGATTAATCACTGGAATTTCGCAATTAGTTAACATTTTTAAAGTTTCATCTTTTGAAAACATATAAACTCCCCCTTCGTAAATTTAAATGATTAATTTATGTTAAGTTAATTATATTTTCTCTATCACTGCTAAATATGGCTCAAACATAATCAAATATCCATCCAGCTCCGTATAGCATCCATACTTTTCGCGGTAACACTCCAGCGCCTCTTTCAGAAAATCCTCTGACACTTCCAGGCACTCTGCCAGTTCGTGTAGGTTGCGGCAGCGCTTTCGGTAGCCCTGAATGATGCCAGAAAGTCCGATGCGCTTATTGTAAGCCCACAGACGCGCCAAGCGTTCCTGCTTTCTATCCATCACGGAATCCTGTTCGATAATACGGCCTACTGTTGTATGATGGTGTCCAAGCTCCTCGGCCAGGACACAGGACTTTTGCCTGTATGTCGGTATATCCTGTCTGATAGCAATTCTTTTCCCTTTAATTCGTCCATCGCTGACTTTCAGAGGCTTTTCCTTAACTATTAGCCCTTCTGCTTCAGCTTCCATCAGTAAATCCTCATAATTCACTATAAATCGCCTCGCTTATATTAAAAGTTCGGATCATCCATAATATCATCATCGTGTTTAGCCGAGAGTTCTTCGGTGTCGATGTCGGTTCGCTCATGCGCTGCATCCGGCATGAGGTGGTATTGTTCTTCCTCCATCTTCTGGATGGCTAGGAGGTTATCGGAGTAATTAACCACTTTTTTCTTATTTATATCGGAAAGCTGTCCGTAGTTGTCTATTAATCGTTTCTGATCGCCGTGGAATTTAAGAATGTTCGCTGCCAGTTTGCTAAGTCTTTCATCATTATCGTCAGCTTCTTTGCCGGAGCAGCGATCGTCAAATTTTGTCCAACCCATTATATAAGAAGGGGAGACGTTTAATATGCTTGCGGCTTCCTCTATTTTATCTGAAGGAATATTGGTTATAATGTCGTTTTCATATTTATAAAGATTTTGTTTTGAAACATTTAGTTTAGCAGCCAAATCCACTTGACTCAGTCCTGCTTTTTCACGCAATTGTTTTAATCGTTGTCCTACGGTCATCGTCATCCCTCCTTTAAAGTAACTTAATAATAGCACAAAAATGTTATAAAAGCAATAAAAAATATCTTGACAAGTTACGAAAATGTGATATTATAGTAGTATCTTAATAAGTTACTACGGGAGGTGATAGAGGATGATAAGAACAGATGAATTGAGAGGGATTATTGCGAAAAATGGGCTCTCTCAATCGGATGTTGCGTCAAAAATTGGCATTACGCCAAAAACATTTTATGAAAAAATGAAAATTGGTATTTTTGGAAGCGACGAAATTCAGATTATGATAGATGAACTTCATATCGATGATCCGGCGGCAATTTTTTTTGCTAAAGAGTAACTTTTAAAGATACGAAAGGGAGACACATTCCAATGAATAAGATTCAGATTTTCAAAAACGAAGAGTTCGGAGATATCCGAACAGTAACTATTGACGGAGAGCCGTGGTTTGTCGGCAAGGATGTAGCAGAGGTGCTTGGGTACAGTAACAGTAGAGATGCTCTGGCAAAGCGTGTAGACGAGGAAGATAAGGGGGTAGCAAAATGCGACACCCTTGGAGGAATGCAGGATTTAACCATCATCAACGAGTCCGGTTTGTACAGTCTCATTTTTTCCAGCAAGCTCCCGAATGCGAAGAAGTTTAAACACTGGGTAACATCGGAAGTTCTTCCGGCCATCAGAAAGACAGGACGGTACCAGATGCCAAAGTTTTCGAAAGAAATACAGGCGCTTCTTATTCTGGACGAAAGAACTGTAAAGATGGAGAAGCGGATCGACAAGCTGGAGTTCGAAATTCCTTTATACGGAAGTGAAGCCGATGAACTTTCAAACCATGTAAAACGCAAGGGTGTTCAGATTCTTGGCGGAAAGAAAACGGAAGCCTATAAAGATACCAACATCCGCTCCAAGGTTTACAGAGACATTTACGACCAGGTAAAAAGAGAGTTTGGGCTTTATTCAGACGATGGAAAGCCGAAATCCTACAAGGCACTGAAAAGAAAGCATATCTACGAAGCGCATGAGTGCATCGATTGCTATGAGGCTCCCATGTATATCAAAGAACTGATTAACGGTGCGAATGCTCAGATGTCATTAGCTGAGTAGTGGGAATTCTGTTCGCAACAACTGAAAGGAGAGTGAAATAGTGATGACTGATTTAATGAAGGTTACATACGAAACAGGACAGCCAACCGTATCAGCGAGAGAACTGCATGAGGGCTTAGGAATTGAAACGCCATTTAAGAAATGGATTGACCGTATGTGTGAGTACGGATTTGAAAACAGGAAAGACTTTTGGACAAAAATGTCCGAAAGTACAGGTGGTCGCCCAGCAACAGATTATGACATTACCATAGATATGGCAAAGCAGATCTGCATGATCCAGCGTAGCGAAAAGGGCAGACAGTACCGTGAGTATTTCCTGGAACTGGAAAAAGACTGGAATTCACCGGAACAGGTATTTGCTAGAGCATTGCAGATGGCGGATCAGACAATCAATAGTCTGAAAGATCGTTGCCGTTTCCTTGGCGGTCAGATTACAGAACAGCAGAAAGTAATCGAGGAGTTACAGCCGAAAGCCTCTTACTATGACATGATTCTCCAGTGTAAGGAGCTGATTGCGACAACCGTGATTGCGAAAGATTATGGTATGTCTGCAAAAAAGTTCAATAAGATGCTCCATGATTTGGGGGTTCAGTTCAACCAGAGTGGTGTCTGGATGCTGTATGCGAAGTATCAGGGAAGCGGCTATCTGAAAACTAAAACACATAATTATCCAGATGCGGAAGGTGTTCAGCATTCAAAAGAGCATTCCTATTGGACGCAAAAAGGGCGTCTGTTTTTATATGACCTGTTGAAGCGGAATGGGGTGTTGCCCTTGGTTGAGGCGTAAATCTTTTGTAGCAGAGGGCGTATTCCGATGGAGGGAGGTGAAAGGGATGGAGAAAGAACAGGACGCCAGTAAAAAGAAAAATCCACATCCGTGGAGAACGTGGATCCTTTTATTAGCAATTATTCAGATTCTGACAGTGTTCCAGATATGGCAGATGAACCAGAAGATTTGGAAGGCTTTGGTTTATCGGAGCCAGGATGTGATTCAGCTTGGGGATTGTTTAAGCGATCATCTGAGGAATGAGAATCGTCACGCTGAAGCGATGAATCAGCTGCTTGAAAGGGAGAAGCATCTGCTGGAGAGGTATTTGAATCAGAATAGATAGCCTCTAAAAGCTCGATGATTTTTAAACTCGCCTCGTATTGTTTGCGCTGGTTTTCGATCACTTCATCATTTTGCTGAATGAGTTTAGCGGTGTCTTCCATTTTCTCTTGGTGGTGTTGCTCTTGCCAGGTGGAGGGCGATTGGTTTTGGAAATATGAGGCAAACCAAAGCATTAGAGGTATTAGAATGCTACCGATTAAAAACTGCTACCCAAATTTGGATAGCGATAATCACGGAGGTTAGGATATGGTTGATTACCAAATTTCTATAGATATGGCGAGAACAATGAGTATAGCTGTGATAAACATAGCCGCAGTAACGTTGGCGGTCAGAGAACATTATTTGGCTGCATGGATGATGTGGGGAGTAGCGGCGTGGCTCTGCGTGTAACCATGCATTTTGTCTTTAAGATAAATTGAGACGAGACAGAGAAAGTGAGGTGGATTTGAATGAGTAAATCAATCGTAAAACGACCGGAATATTGGTTCTGGATCAAGGATTGGGTATCTGCCATTAAAAACCGTACCGGATGGACGGATGAGGAGCTGGCGAAGCGAATTGGCACAGGGAGCCGGAATCTGCAGTACATTGTCGGCAGACCGCCATCAGGGCGTGTTCTGCTGGTGTTCCGCCTGATGGCATTGTACATAGAGAAAACCGGGCGGAATCCGATGGATAAGGATTCGGTGGCATGAGAAAGTCGTGCAGTACCTGCTGGAGCTGCTGGCGGTGTATGGAATCCGATCGGGAATACCCGTGCAAAAATTATAAGAAGAAAGCGAGGAAGCGTAATGAGAAGAGAACTGAAATGCATGGAACTGAGAAGTCAGAACCAGCGGATCATTGAAGTGCTGGGCGAGGAACTGAGCAGAGCACAGGCAGATCTGCAGTTTGCTTGGCGATTAGCCTTTACCGGTCTGGCGATTGCAGCGGTGGCGACCGGGGCGATGGTGGCGATTGCACAGGCGGCGGGGATGTTCTAAATGAGAGAAAGAGAAATGGAGTTTTGCCCGTTCAGAACTGTGATGGAGACATTTCCAGCCGTACTTGTTGGACAAGGGGACGTTACACGGACGAGATTTGAATTATGCTTAAAAGAAAAATGCCCAGCGTTCCGTGTGATGAGGGGGTTCGAGAGCTGTTTGAGGCTGGAGAAGCAGTAAAGGCTGTTTCTGGCAGCAGGGAAAGGAGGACAGGAGTATGTCGAAGAGAGTCGAAGAAATCCTCAGAGGTATGCCACGGGAAGATCTGAGAGTCAGAGAAGATTACCGTGATGATGGATTACGCGTCAAGCTTGCGACGCATTACCTTATAGGCTATCTGGGGAATGAAACACCGGAAAACAACAGAGCTGTTTACAGCGGAAAGGAGATTGCGGAATTGCTGGAAAGCGTCTGCAATGGCATTGAATAAGAAAGATGAGTAGAAGAACCAACGGAACGAACCGTGCCGGTGCACTGCTGAATGCCAGCCGGTACACCGGTTATGGGAAACCAAAGAAAAAGACCGCCAGCTTGGCAGAGCTGAACGGTCACATTAATAAAAATATTAACAGCTTGATTATATCAAGAGATACAGGAGGATGCAATGGTAAAAGCAACAATTAAAGGTAAAAGGGAGCCGATGGAGCTGGAGGGGGATATGATCCTTGGTGCCACGATCCAGTATGATGCAACCAGAGATTCAGGGGTGTTTATCATCGGTGATGTTAAATATTCACTTCTTCCGAGAACCCTGGCAGTAATGGCGGCGGCGCTTCTGAAAAAGCATTTTTCGGCAACAGACCTGGCGAAAGCGTATGCAGATTTCTATATAGCATTTCTTGCAACTGTGGAAGTAGCACGGGAGGATTCTGATGAAGAAGAGACTGGCAAAGAAAATTGAGAAGATGCGCCGGAAGAAGATTCATGAGGCGCTGGAGATGGTGTTGGAGATTAATACCACGCAGACAAGAAGTCAGGAGCTTACTGGACGCAAGCCTACGGCGTTCTTTGCGTTTAATGGACACATTAATGGTTGCTTGGATATTCGTGTATATCCCGATGGGTGGTACCCTGGTTGCTATAAATATTGGACATTCAGTACCAATTATATTGGTTGTAGTACGGATAGACTTTTAGAAGAGCTTGCGAACAAGAAAAAGGAGTTACAGGATGCTGGAAAGATGTGACTGCTGCAGCGCATATCTGGAAGACGGCGGTTTGGCTTGTGAGGAGTGCCGGAAAGATATGAAGAACCGGATCAACCATAGAAATCAGAGAAATGAAAATAGAGCAAATGAACCGGAGGTAGCTTATGAATTTGTATGAGATTGATGCCCGCATCATGGAAGCGTTTGAGGCGGCGGTCGATGAAGAGACGGGGGAGATTGTAAATGAAGAGGCTTATGCGGCGCTGGATGCGCTGCAGGAAGCCAGAGACGAGAAGATCGAGAATGTCCTGCTCTGGATTAAGGATCTGAAAAGCGATGCGGAGCAGCTGAAAAATGAGAAGAGGGTGCTGGAAACACGCCAGAGAGAAGCCGAGAGAAAGGCGGATTCGCTGCAGGAGTATGTTAAAAGAGCATTGGACGGTCAGAAGTTTAAGACAAGCAGAGTGGCGGTGTCGTACCGTGCCAGCAAAGCGATTGAATACGCCGGAGATATCAATGCACTTCCGGAAGCGTTCATCCGGCGCAAGGATCCAGAGCTGAATAAGACAGCACTGAAAGAGGCGCTGGACAATGGCGCTGAAATTCCTGGAGTATCGATTGTAACCCGTAGCAACATGATTATTAGATAGGTGGCAGAGATATGGGAGAGACGAAAAAGAATATCTTCCAGACGATAGCGGCTGTCATGGAAGATGTGGGAGTGGTCGGGAAAGATTCGTTAAATGAGCAGCAGAAATTCAAGTATCGCGGCATTGACGCGGTCATGAATGCGCTGAATCCGGCATTTATTAAGCATCACCTGTTCGTTGTCCCGGAGGTTATGGATCAGACGCGGGAGGAACGCAGGACTGCAAAGGGTGGGATGCTTTTATATTCGGTCTGTCGTATGAAATATACGTTCTACGCAGAGGACGGCAGCCACATCGAGGCGGTGGTAGTTGGCGAAGGGATGGACAGCGGCGACAAAGCAACCAACAAAGCGATGTCGGTTGCGTTCAAATATGCCTGCTTTCAGGTGTTCTGCATTCCAACCGAGGAAATGAAGGATCCGGATGCAGAGACACCGCCAGAGTCAACAAAGGCACCAGAGCTTGCGACAGAAGCAATGAGGAGTGTATTCCTGAAAGAGTGCGACAGAATCGGAAAAAGTCCGAAATGTATTTTGAAAGCAATCGGCGTAGACTCGTTGGAACACCTGACGGTGGAACGATTCCAGAACGCGATGAAGAGTTTTAAGAACACGCCGGATAAATCCAAAGGGAAAGTAGATCCAGCCACGGTGCCGCCGGAGGATGAAACGAGAGGTCTTCCGTTCAATTAGCCTATGGAGAGTAAGGGAACTTTAAAAGATGTGTCGATGGACTGGAAAACCGGTCGGATGCGGCTGACGTTTGAGTTGGAATCGGATGTGTCATCGTCGATTGACAAGATGAAGGACAAGCCCCTGCGGATCATTGCAAAGCAATGGCGGGAGAAGCGGAGCCTGGACGCGAATGCGTATTACTGGGTGCTTCTCTCGCGTCTGGCAGAGGCGGCGGGCATATCCAAGCCGCGGGCGCACAATCTCATGCTTCGGAGGTACGGTCAGAATCTCATGATTGCCGGTCAGATGGCGTATTTGGTTGTGCCGGACACGACCGAAGCGGAAGAGACGGCGCTGGAGGCGGAAACCTTCCACATCCGTCCAACTTCGCAGGTTAAGCAGGGCAAGGATGGGAAGGCATACCGCACATATACCGTGCTTGCCGGATCCAGTACCTACGATACAAAGGAAATGAGTGAGTTGATAAACGGGCTGGTAGCGGAATGCAAGGAGCAGGGGATTGAAACTCTGCCGCCGGAGGAGTTGGCTCGGATGATGGCAGAGTATGAAGAAAACCACAGGAAGAAAGAAACTGTACAGCGTACTGACGGATGATTTAAAACATTGTATCATTACCGGCAGCCAGGAGGTGGCAATCCATCATGTATTTAATGGAGCCAACCGGAGCAGATCGGAGGCATATGGCTTTATCGTTCCGCTCCGCCCGGACTGGCATAACATGACGCCGTACAGTGTCCATATGAACCAAGAGTTCGATGAGAGTCTGAAACGTCAGGCACAGGAGTATTATGAGGCTCACATCGGCAGCAGACAGCAGTTTATTGCCGAGTTTGGCAAGAGTTATTTATAACGGTACAACAGCCGCAAGGCTTGTACATAGCAACCCGTAGACAGCATCCTGGAACGCCTTACCGTGTTATATATTACCAACCTTTACAGGATGCCATTGGTTTTCCGGGAGGGAGACCGACCCTCCCGCTCCGGAAGGGGGAAGAGATTTGTCGGAAAAGAAATTGACAGAAATGGAAATCTTTACCAGTGCTTTATACAATGCGCTGGGGGGTAGGACATAAGAACGCGAAGACTCGCAGGGAGCTGTGCAAGCGCCTCGGATGCAGCGATCGGATGCTCCGCAAGGGAATAGAGATTCTGCGGCTTGATTATGCGATTCTGACCCGTGACGATGGTAAGGGCTATTACCTGCCGGAGACAACGGATGCGGGGCGAGCAGATGCCAAGCGCTGGTCTAAGCGGCAAGATCGCCGCGTGCAGGCAATCCGCGCAGCACAGGCGGGAGCACTTAAATTTGCGACGGGATGGAAAGAGCCGAAAGGCATATATGGACAAATTAGCATGTTCAGGGATGGAGGACAGCGGGATGGGGAAGGCACAGAGGGAAAAAGGAAAGCGCGGCGAGCGTGAACTTGCTGGCATCCTGCGGGACTATGGATATAATTGCCGCCGGGGTCAGCAGTATTGCGGGACTTCCGGCGATGCGGACGTGATTGGGCTGCCGGATGTACATATCGAAGTAAAACGAGTGGAAGACCTGAGACTTCGGAAAGCGCTGCAGCAGTCCTCAAGGGACGCCAGGGCGGGCGAGATTCCGGTGGTAATGCACCGGCGCAACCGTGAGCCGTGGCGGGTGTCCATGTACCTGCAGAACTTCCAACGGATGTATTCGGACGACATTTTCGACGAACTGAAAGCACGGATCCGCGGTGGAATCATTACTCTGCTGTTGGATACATGGATCTGCTATTACCGGGACTGGCAGGTGGGAAAGGAGATGGGCTTGGATGAGTGATAAGAAGTCTTTTGTCATGTATGAGAGCTGGGGCACTGCCATCGAAAAGATGAGCAACGAGCAGGCGGGCGAACTCATCAAGGCGATCTATGCCTACCAGAAAGACCCGGATGCCGCTCCGAAAGACCCTGCATTGGCGTTCGTGTTTGAACTTATCAAGCAGCAGCTGGACGCAGACAGTCAGCGCTACAAAGAAGCATGTGCCGCCAGATCGGAAGCAGGGAAGAAAGGCGGAAGACCAAAAGCAAATGCTTCTGATAAAAAGCAAATGGTTTCTGAGGAAAGCAAAAAAAGCAAATGCTTTTCTGAAAAAGCAAAAAAAGCTGATAATGATAATGAGTATGATAATGATTTAAAAGAAAACACCCTAGAGGGTGTAAAAGAAAAGCGCTTCGCGCCTCCCACACTCCAAGAAGTAAAAGATTACTGCCTGAAAATGGGATACACGCACGTGGATGCAGAGCGTTTTATTGACTACTACACCAGTAACGGCTGGATGGTCGGCAAGAATCGCATGAAGGACTGGAAAGCAGCGGTTAGAAATTGGGACAGGAGAGAAAAGAATCCGCAGAGGCAGGATGGGGCCGCCGAAGTCGCCAAGAAGAACCGCTTTCACAACCTGGAAGAACATGGCTACGACTACGATGCGATGGTGTGGGGCATGGTGGGCGCAGCGGCGCAGGGCGAGGCTGGAAGCGCTGTGGAACCCGGTACGGGATGAAAGGATGATGAACAATGCAATCAGTGATTCGCTATCCAGGCAGTAAGGCGCGCTTGGCGGACTGGATCATCGGTCACTTCCCGGCTCATCGCAGCTATTTAGAGCCATTTTTAGGTTCTGGAGCGGTTCTCTTCCGGAAAACGCGGAGCCCGATTGAAACGATCAACGATCTGGATGGAGATGTAATCAACCTGTTTGAATGCATCCGGAAAGATCCGGAACGTCTCGCATGGATGATTTACTACACCCCATATGCGCGTATGCTGTACGAAGAAGAGGGCAAATTCACGGAAGCCTATGACCGGGCTGTAAGACTGTGTATAAGAGCCAATCAAGGATATGGATTCCGAACGGTCGGATCTCCGCCTGGTTGGAAGCGGGATGTTTGTGGCAGAGAAAAAGCGTATACGGCGCGTGATTGGAGCCGACTTCCGGATGTGATCATACAAGCGGCGGAACGACTGCGGGGAGTGCAGATAGAGTGTATGGATGCGGTTAAGCTGATCGAGCAATATAATCACAAAAACGTGCTGATTTACTGCGATCCGCCGTACATCCTTGGCAGCAGGACAGGCAAGCAGTACAAGCATGAGATGAGCGATACGGACCACGAGAACCTTCTGAGGGCGCTTTTGCAACACCAGGGACCGGCGATAATAAGCGGATATGATAATGAGCTGTATTCGGATATGCTGCAGAACTGGCACAGGGAAGAAAAGATAGAATATTGCCGTGCAAACAAGCAGCGGACGGAATGCCTCTGGATGAATTTTGAGCTGGAGGGGCAGATGAGGATGTTTTAGGCAGGGGTGAGAAAGGAGTAACGAACGATGATGAGCATGGAGGAACGCCGGGTAGCCATCAAGAAGCAGCTTTGGGGCGGCAAGAGAAATACCCTTCGGGAGCTTTCGGAAGCGATTGGCGAGGAACGGGAGAGAACCAGAGCTGCGGTAAAGAAAATGTGTGCTCTGGGCGAACTGATTCAGGAGGGCGATGGTGTGCGCGGTCAGAAAGCGGTCTACCTGCTGACGCGTGTAGGCGAGGAGGAAAACGACGAGGAACTGGACAAGCCAGATGATCGCCGGATGGTAGACGGCATCTGGGCGGATGAGTTGGAAAAGACCAGAAACCGGGTGCAGGTCGGGGATTCGCTCAAAGTGATGCTGCTTGCCGATGCGCGTACCAAAGGCGAGGTGCGAACCGTGCGCCGGACGGTTCGGGTAATCAGTAAGCACCGGTATCTGGTGCGGACATCCGACGGAAGCAGCAGTACATACGCGGAATTGGCGATGTATTACCGCGGGAAGATTCTGGATCGGCGGTAGTAATGCCGGTGTAGGCGAAGGAGGGAACGGAGGACTGTATGAGAACACGTTATAAAACCTATGCGGATTATGGGATGCTGAAAAGCGATGAAGAGAAAACGCGGGAGCGCTGCCTGAAAGCATCTGCGGAGGAAAGGCTTATTATTCTCCAGTGTGCGATCTCTGCGGCTCCGGGACTGGAAATAGCGATATACGATTCGATTACCGGCGGCGCCGGATACCGGACGCTTCTGCGGATGGGACGGCAGATAGCGGCAGGCGAGGACGATTTCTACGCTTACCGCCGCAAAACGTTGGCAGAGATAAGCAGATATATGAGGCTGCTGGGAAGGTGGAAGGAATGAAGAAAGATGCGGAGGACAGCATTCCCAAAGCGGCAGTGCTGGAGCTGATAAAAGAGATGGGCGGCTGCGATGCGGGCGATGAATATGCCAGAGGATGGGACGCTGCCTGTGACGCGATATACAGAGAGGTGCAACAGATAAAATAAAAGACCCCGGAAGAATCCGGGGCGTAAGGAGATTAGGCCTGTGTCTGTAATTTTGCAATGAGAGCATCTTTCAAGACCTTGGAATAATTAATGCCATAGTTCTCGCAGGCGGTATTCAGCCACGCAGGGATGCTCAAGGTTTTCTTGACCGCCTTATCATCATATGCGCGGGCGTACTCGTTGAGGTTGACGCCTACCAGGTTGACGAAAGCAGCGGGATCATCCTTTTCGACAGACTCAAGCGGTGTAGGCGTTGGAAGCGCTTCACCGTCACGCAAGGAGGTAAACAGGTATTGTCCGCACGCATCCTGTGCCATAGAAAAAGCGTCAGCGAGGTTATCGCCGTATGTGGCAAGATCGTTAAGGTCTGGGAATATAACCGAAAAGCGACCGTCTGGTTCTGGATAAAATACAGCTGGATAGATATAGTTCATAAACAATCTCCTTTCAGATGATTTAAGGAGACAGGTCTCATTTGAGACCCGCCTGTTTAAGTATGGAGTTGGCAACTCGCAGCGGAAGATCGCCGCGATGGTTTGGGATTGTAACCCTTCCGGGTTTGATTGGATGCTTGTATTGGTAGTGCGAACCACTTACATTAACCAGCGTCCAACCATCATCGAGAATTATTTTTTCGATTTCACGAAATCTCATTAAGCTGTTTCCTCCTTACAATGATATTATAGCACGTATTATACGTGTAGTCAATATAAAATACGTATAATACGTAAAAATAAAGCGGCATAACACAGGAAATTTAAGAGAATGATAGGAGGGAGATATCATGAATTGTTTGAGCGAATTGTCAGGAAATAGAAAATGCTGGAACTGCTGGTATGATGAATTTTGCGACTGGCATCCGGCGGGCGATGAGGGGGCGTGCGAGAATTGGAAGCCGGAGAAAGGCCAAACATCGGAAAAACGGATTGTAAGAAAAATGTAAGAAATAGGGGCGGGTACTCCCTGTTTTTTTAATCGTCTATCTTTGCAGACATTATAATCAAATAAAAAATTCTGCGGGAAACGGCAATAAGGGTAAGAAAATGTTGATTGAAAACAAAAAATCGATTTATGGGCATTTTAGAGTGTTTAGAATGGGGCGGGGCTGATAGAGGCGGATTTTACAAAAGAAATTGAGTGTGCTATAAAATAAAAAGCCACCTATTTGGTGGTAGGCGGCTTAATGATTTCGGAGAATTTAAACCTAAAGTAGGATTGAACAGCAGTTGAAAGTTCTTTGATTTGATTAATTTTTATTGGAATGCTATTGCTTTCCGAATCCAATGTAAAAGTTTCGGTTTCATTATGATATGTTATTTTGAATCCCTCATGTTCCAATAAAAGCGTAATAAATTCATATTGACTGCGTGGTAAATCTTTACTCTCGCAACCCATGAGATAGGATATGGATACATTATATGCTTGGGCTATAAGTGACAGCTTACTAAGTGGCAGATTAGCGCCAATACCTTTTTCATAGCGTTGAAGGGATGAACTGCTAATGCCAGTTAATGCTTGAAGCTCTTTAAAACTGTAGTTATGTTCTTTTCGTAGATTCCGTAACCTTTCAACGAAAGGATCGTCATAATTTAAATCTCTTCGGGAAGCCATATATTCACCTACTTTCTATATGTAGATTGTAGTATATGCGAACCATTTTTGCAATAGAAAATATAAAAATATCCCATATATGGGTTGACGGCAAAAGTAAGTAGTGATATGATACATACATCCCATATGTGGGATAAAAAATAAAAAAATGAATCAGATATGGGATTCAAGAAGGGAGAAAGTATGAAAACTATTAATTTTCAAGTAAATGAAGAACTTCACAAACAAATGCGTTTGGAAGCAATTCGAGAAGATAAATCTGTAAAACAGTACATTACAGATCTTATTCGAAAAGATATAGGAAATAAAAAAGAGCAGTCACGCTGAGTTTGGCGACCTACGTGATTGCTCAAAATCTGAGACCTGTAAACCCAGGAATCACTTTGTATTGTAAGGGATTCCACCAGAAATTGCAAGGAGGAAATTGCAATGCAGAATTTAATGATTTTTGAAGGACACGATGTAGAGGTATTTGAACTGAATGGACAGGTATTATTTAACCCGTATCACGTTGGGACGTGCTTAGAAATCTCGCCAGAAGGTGTAAGAAAAGCGGTTACCAGAATGAATGAGAAGCAAGTTGTTAAATTGACAAATTCTAAAGTGACAAAAAGTAACTTTAGAAAATTACATAACACAGGAGAAAATTTTCTTACCGAAAGCGGCGTATATAAACTAGTGTTTAAGAGTCATAAGCCAAATGCGGAAGCCTTCACAGATTGGATCGCGGATGAAGTTCTTCCTACTCTCCGTAAGACTGGTTCCTATGAGATATCAAAGAAAGACAAGCAGAAAAAAGAGAAACTTCCTTCCGTGAACATGATGGTGAAGAACATCAAGGAGGCTCTGCACGATGCCGGTGTGGACTCCAAGTATATAGCTGCAGAGGTGGTGCGGATTTATGCTGATTCTGGATATCCGGTTAATGCTCCGGTGATTTCTGATATACCGAACCTGTGGGACTGCACATCCATTGCCAAAGAACTTGGAATTTTGTCTGAATCTGGTCGACCGCATGATAAAGCGGTGAGTGCTATCATTCAGAAGTTGGATATTTTCTCGGATGAAATCATTCGGACAGCTTATAGTCGGAATGGACATGATGGCGTTACGGTTCAATACAAAAGCAGTGTTCTGGAGAAAGTCAGAGAATGGCTGACTGAGAATGGCTATCCGACTGTGATCGAGCTTATGCTCTCCAATGGTAGTTGTAATAAATGCAAAGTTGTTTACGGGGAGGTAGCATAATGAACATTCAAGAGGAGTTAAGAATTTCCAATTATCAACCAATATCGTTTTTAAAAGATTCAGAAATGGGTGACTTATATGAAGCAATGGTAGAAAAATGGCGATTATATGGAAAGGATAGGGGCGGAGCGTTCACAGCGTCATTATTTTATAATTTAGGTCGTACTCATGGCATTCGTGAGGAGAGGGCAAGAAAAAGGAAAAAGAAATCCCAAATTATTATTAGCCAGTAATGGCTTGTAATTCAAGAGAAACCAGAAGAACGTGCCAGAAGACGGGGCAAAAGGAAGTAATATTTCAATTATTAAGAAGCACTTGCCGAGCGGTAAGTGCTTTTTGCGTTGCTGGGGCGAATCTGAAAGAGTTATGCGTGCCGAATTGCCAGGTGGATCGTCTGGGAGAAGATGCAGGAGGGCAGTTGAGGTTCGCGTAGAAAAATAGAGGAAACGGATGCTTCCCTTTTGTCGGAATATGGGGTATGATGAAAGAAAAGGGGGAAGACCATGAAGAGTATTGCAATTTTTAATAATAAGGGTGGAGTTGGAAAAACGACGTATTTGTATCATATTGCAAATATTCTTGCAGATGCAGGAAACAATGTGTTAATGGTTGACTGTGATAGCCAATGTAATTTGACCGCATATGCATTAGAAGATACGCAAATTCGGCAGAGTTGGTCAGAACGGGGAAACAGTATATATAGAGTGATAGAGCTCATAGCAAAAGGTTTAGGAGATTATAGGAAGAGAAAACCGGTGTCATTAAGTGAGCATTTATATTTAGTACCAGGAGATATTGATCTAAGTCAATTTGAGGACAGATTAGGAGAAACTTGGTCCAGCGCATCAAATCAGGAAATATCTTTGAGAGCACAAGTTGCAATATATCGATATGTTCTTTATGCTGCAAAAGAGGTTAATGCTGATTATATTTTTTATGATTTAGGACCCAATTTAGGAGCATTAAATAGAGCTGTGTTGGGGGGCTGCAATTATTTTGTGACACCACTTTCGCCGGATTTATTTTCCATTAAGGGAACAGAAAATTTAGGAAATAAGTTCGTCACGTGGAGAGAGGAATGGGATAGAAATTTAGTAAAATGGAAAGGTAATATGGAAGAATTGCCTAATGGTTCGCCTAAATTTGTCGGATATGTTACGCAACAGCATAATTTAAGAACAAAAGATGAAGATGGAATGACGCAAGGATGGAAAATTTTTGGCGGACAAGTGGATCAAGCGGTAAAGAGGAACATCGTGGATAGGCTTGAATCATTGGGGCAGGTGGTGGCGAGAGAAAATTACAAGTTGGGCGCTATTCCTAATTTGCATAGTTTGGTTCCATATTCGCAAAATGCTAAAAAGCCAGTATATAAATGTACAGGGCGAGATGGTTTGAAAGGGGAGCATATAAGTAAAGCTAGGGAAAGTGTAAAATACTATAGCGGAGTAATTAATATTTTGACTGAGCTGGAGTAAATTAAAATATTGACAACAGGATTAACGGAGATAGATTGGAACAAGGATGATTTTGACAACATGGAATTAAATATGTGTTCTTAAAATCAAGGCTGTCGTATGAATGTGCGGCAGCCTTTTTTGCACCAAAAAATCTAAACGTGCAGAGAACCCCTCCCACCTCACCATGATAAAATAATGGCAGAATGCCAGAAATAAGGGAAGTGATAGACATGAATCTGAATGCAGCGATGCGGAAGCTCCAGAGGGCTATTCTCGTCCGGACTGGTTTAGTGGTGAAGATTGGGACAAGTCAGTTTCACAGCAAGGACCAGAACCGTATGATTACGATGTATTCACTGACAACACCAGTGCTGCAGGAGAACCGGAGGGGACAATGGAGGATGAAGGACTATGAGATTATCCGGACGGCATCGCAGATTGATATTGTCATGACGCTTCGGGAAATCTGGACGCAGTTAGAGGGCTGGGCTTGAGCTTGGGACGGGACTGTACGATGGAAGAGGGTGGATAGATGAAGCTGACGCCGAAGCAGAAAGCTTTTGCGGATAATTACATAGAGAATGGAGGGAATGCTTCTGCAGCGGCGCGGGACGCAGGATACAGGGAACGGGCGGCAGGGTCGATGGGAGCGGAGAACCTGAAAAAGCCGCAGATAGCCGCCTATATAGCTGAGAGGCAGGAGAAAATAGATTCCGATCGCATCTGTACGCTGAAAGAGATCCAGGAGCTTCGGAGCAGAGTGGTGCGTGGGGAGGAGAAGGATCAGTTTGGTCTGGATCTCTCCGTAGCGGATCGGTTAAAGGCTGCGAATGATTTGGAAAAGGCGTTATCCATCAAGGAGCAGCAGGAAGCGCTTCGCAAAGCAAAAGAGGAAGCCAGGGCTGCGGGAGAATACCACATTGATTTGGATGTGATTGCGGATGTATTCCATCCGTTGATTCGCGATGTGAGACGTGGAAAGCATACAGAATATATTCTTCCCGGTGGGCGTGGTTCGACCAAGTCCTCGGGAATTTCGTGTATAATTCCGGAGCTGATAAAGAATCATCCAAGTATGCACGCGCTGATTCTCCGCAAGGTGGGGAATACGATAAAAGATTCTGTGTTCGCTCAGATGAAATGGGCGATCGCGAAGCTGGGATTGGAAGAGGAGTTTCGGTTTAAGACATCCCCGTTTGAAATCACGTATATGCCAACTGGCCAGAAGATATATTTTCGCGGGGCGGATGATCCGCTGAAAATTAAATCGATTAAGCCGGAGTTTGGATATATCGGTATCCTCTGGCTGGAGGAGTTGGATCAGTTTGCGGGACCGGAAGAGGTCAGAAGCATTCAGCAGTCCGCCATCCGAGGCGGTGATGAGGCATACCGCTTTAAATCCTTTAACCCGCCGCGCAGTAAAATAAACTGGGCGAATCAGTATGTGGAGGAGGCGGAGTTTAAGGATCCGGAGGCGTTGGTATGCCGGAGTACTTACAAAGATGTCCCAGCGGAATGGCTGGGCGAACAGTTTGTGAACGACGCCGAGCATCTGAAAGAAGTAAATCCGGATGCATATGAGAATGAGTATATGGGTCATGCGAACGGAAATGGAGGCAACGTGTTCGAATTTGTAGAGGTGCGGGCTATCACAGATGAAGAAATCAGTCATATGGATCGGCTCTACTGCGGTGTAGACTTCGGATGGTACCCGGATTCGTTTTGCTATCTGCGGACGTACTACGATGCCGCCAGGGAAACAATCTATCTTTTGGACGAACTCTATGTGACGAAGTGGAGCAATGCCAAAACGGCGGGATGGATCAAGAAAAAAGGGTACGATGACTACGTTATGATATGTGATTCTGCCGAGCCGAAGTCAATCAATGATTTCCGGGACGCGGGTCTTCCTGCCCGCGGGGCGGAGAAGGGGCCTGGCAGTGTTGAATACGGATTTAAGTTTTTACAGACAAAGAAAATTGTCATTGACCCGAACCGGACACCGAACGCACATAGAGAGATTACCCGCTATGAGTATGACCGGGATAAGGAAGGAAATATAATAAGCGGCTATCCGGACAGGGACGATCATGCGATTTCAGCGCTGCGTTACGCATATGAACCTCTGTTCAACCGGAGAGGAAACAGTGCATAGTTGTATGGGTGAAAATAGATGGGATTAATAGAGACAATAAAAAGGTGGATAGGGATGATTTTCAAGAAACAGGCAGAGGATGAGTTTAAGATTAAGTCCGTAGTATCTCCGGAGATGGATCGAGAGCTGAAATGCTGCGCGGGTATTTATGCTGGAAAACCTCCGTGGCTTAGTAAAAATAACAGAATTCGGACTGTGAACTTTGCTAAGTCAATTTGTTCAGAGACTGCCAGACTGACAACCTTGGCAATCGGGATCCAGATTGAGGGTAGCGCGCGGGCGAATTGGCTGCAAGAGCAGATTGATAAGGTGTATTTCCAGATTCGTCACTGGGTTGAATTTGGCTGTGCCTACGGAACCTTGTTTGTAAAGCCGAACGGGGAAGGGCTGGACATATTTACGCCGGAAGATGTTATTCTGGTAGATTATGATAACCAGAGCATTAAAGGACTGATTTTCCGTGATACATACACGGAAGGGGATAAATTTTATACAAGGCTTGAGTATCATCGCTTTGTAGAGGTATGGCAGGACGGAAAACGTGTGTGTCCGTATTATATCAGCAATCGAGCATACGTTTCCAAATCGGCAGATGACATTGGGAAAAAGATTGCATTGGAAAAAACCAAGTGGGCGGATATGATGGAGGATACACCACCAATATTGAAAGCAAACGGGGAGCGGCTGGATGGCCCGATGTTTGGCGTGTTCCGTACACCGCAGGCAAACAACATCGATTTATCTTCTCCAATGGGACTGCCAATGTATGTGGAAGCAATCGAGGAGTTGCGCGATCTGGATGTAGCGTACAGTCGGAATGCTGGGGAGATATTTGACAGTGAAAAGATTGTACTGGCAGATGATCGCCTCATGATGATGGATGGAATGAATATCAAGGGCAGAACGGCGATTGAATTGGAAAGGCAGCGGGAGGAAATGAAGCTGCCGCACTATGTGAAAAACGTGTTCGGCTCGGATTCGAAGGACTTTTATCGGGAAATCAATCCGCAGCTTAACACGAAAGAACGTCTTTCTGGTATTAATGCCCTGCTGTCCCAGATAGGTTATAAAGTCGGGTACAGCAACGGATATTTCGTATTCAACGAGAAAACAGGAATGGTAACGGCAACGCAGGTGGAGGCGGATGACCGGCGGACGATCCAGCTGATAAAAGATATGCGGGACAAGCTCCAGGACTGCTTGAATGGTGCGATTTATGCATTGAGTGTGTATGCGGACCTGAACGGCTTGGCACCGGCTGGGCTGTATGAAGTGACGTATGACTTCGGAGACATAACCTACAATCGTGAAGAGGACCGGGCGCGCTGGTGGCAGTATGTTATGCAAGGAAAAGTGCCGGCATGGGTCTACTTCCAGAAATTTGAAGGAATGTCCGAAGAGGATGCGAAAGCAATGGTAGAGGAAGCACAGCCAAAAGAACCAACGCTGTTTGGGGAAGAGTAAAAGGATGCAATAGAGGAAGTGAGGGCGGCAATGCTTAGACCGGCATATTTGGCGGCGATTGCGGAAGGAAGCGAACAGATCGCTTCGGAGCTGCATGATTATATTGTACAAGCCATTGTGGGGCGGATGATGGAGCGCATCGGCAGAGGAGAAAAATATCTGCTGACTTCGGCGGACCGCTGGCGGATCCAGATCTTGCAGGATGCTGGGGAGTTGCTGGAGAATATAACGGCGGAGCTTTCTCTGTACACAGGGAAGCAAATACAAGAGATTCGTTCGGCAATGGAAGAGGCGGGAGTGAAAGCGCTGGAAGCGGATGATTTGATATACAGTGCTGCCGGTCTGTCTACGGTACCGCTGTGGGAGTCTCCAGCGTTGGTTCGGCTGATGGAGCGGAATATGAACGCATCGTTGGGTGAATGGAGAAACTACACCCGCACGACGGCAGAAGAAGCACAACGGCTCTATATCACGGAATGTGATAAGGCGTACAACCGCGTTATGTCTGGAGCAGTGGCGTATACGCAGGCAGTCAAAGAAGCGGTTGAAGAGGTTGCTTCGGCAGGCGTGGCAGTAAAATACCCAACCGGACATACAGATACACTAGAAACAGCGACAGCACGGGCGGTTCGTACCGGGATCGCCCAGGCAACCGGGGACATATCCTTGAAGCGCATGGAAGAAATGGACTGGGATATTATTCTAGTATCTGCACATATTGGAGCCAGAACCGGAGACGGCGGGCAGAATCCTGGTAATCATTTGTGGTGGCAGGGGCAGTTTTATAGCAGGAGTGGAACAGACAAACGCTTTCCTCCGTTTTCGCAAACGGGGTACGGAACAGGAGAAGGGCTGTGCGGTTGGAACTGCCGTCATAGTTTTGGCTGTGGGGATGGTGTTCATAATCCATACGAAGACATTCAGACGGAGGATAATGTCCGGATGGAAAAATTGGAAAAACGTCAAAGGGAGCTGGAGCGCCGTGTTCGAAAAACAAAGCGCGCTGTGATGGGGATGCAAGTGGCAGTTGAAAAATGCCAAGATGAAGCTGCAAGGGCTGTTCTGCAACAGGAGCTGGATCGAAAGTCATTTCTCTTGCAAAGGCAAAACAGAGTCTATCAAGACTTTTGCAAATACAATAATCTGCGCCCCCTTTCGGAGCGTTTAAAAATAGCCAGATGGAGTAGGGAACAGGCGGCTAAAGCCAGAGGAGCAGCGCGGCGATATCAGAATGCAAAAAGAATATGATGACAGAAATCAATAAAAAGTAATTGTAGAGATGTGAAACGTGGGGGGAATGGATTGGGGAAAAACATGATAAAATGGCAGTATGTTGGAGGGGAGAAGAATGATAAAGAATGGATGGGTATGCTGCAGAATATGCGGCAACAAGACCCGGACAAAAATTCGGCCAGATACGGAAGCAGTAAATCTTCCAGTATTTTGCCCGGTATGTAAAAACCAGAGCATTGTAGATATTGTAAAAGGGAATGTTTTTTATATTCAGAGCCAGACGCATGACGCAGAGCCGAACGAGTAAGAAATTCTTACAAGTTTAGACTCTGCGTTTTCTATATGTTGGGTAGACTCCTTTCATGTTTGTGTGCGCCCTTAAAAGAAATCCCCAGCTAGGGGAGAGGTTGAAAAGCGGATGCAATTTCCGGCGCACACTTGCAACGCAAGTTGCACATACGTTATCATTTGTACCCCCTGTTGTGCCAAGCATAGCACATGAAAGAAAATGCTAACCGGCCTGTGCCGGTTTAGGACCGTTAGCTCAGTGGGTTAGAGCACCCGGCTCATAACCGGATGGCCCGGGGTTCGAGTCCCTGACGGTCCAGTACCATATGTTTAAATGTTAAGGAGGATGAGAATGGAGAACTATGAACAGATCCTTAAGGGAGTAGGGATTGAAATTCCCGAAGACAAAAAGGCAGATCTGAAAAAGAAGATGGAAGAAAACTACAGCACAAAAGAAGATTATGACCAGGTGGTAAAAAAGAGAGATGAGTATAAGACATCGCTGGAACAGGTACAGGGAAAATTAGACGGCTTTAAAGATGTGGATGTAGATGATTTGAAAGGGCAGATTCAGAAGCTTACCACAGACTTGGCAGAAGAGAAGAAAGCCAGAGCAGAAGATGCCCGTAAGGTAGAGGTAGAAAAGACAGTCAATTCGTTTCTTGCCTCAAAGGATGAAAAGGGGGAAAAGCGGTATCGTTTTCTCAATGACATTACTGAAAATCATTTTCGGGATGCTCTTGTAGCGGAACTGGACAAGGATTCGGCAAAAGGAAAATCTATTGCTGATATTTTCAAAGGAATGGTAACGGATGATGAGGGAAAACAGAAGCCGGGAATTTTTGTAGATAAAGCGCAGGCAAACAGTGCCAAATTTACGGCTCCTGTCAACAAGGATAAACCGGCGGGCGGACATAAATATACGATGACGGAGGTCATGCGTATGAAGAATGAAAACCCAGATCTTGACATTGACTCTTATATCAATGCCTGACGGCACTGTACAAACCAACAAACCGCGATAAGGTAGAAAGGATAAGCAATGGCATTATTTGATTTAAAGAATTTCAACGGCGAAGTGTTTGGGCGGTATGTAGATACTGTTCCGAATCTGAACAGAAACCAGCTTTTAAAATCTGGCGCAATTATTGAGAAAAGCCAGTATGCAGCAATGCTCCCGGATCAGACAGGAGGAAACTATATTACTGTACCGATTAAGGCGCGTATCGGCGGTACACCGGATAACTACGATGGTTCGACAGATATCAAGTCGGATTCCCGTGATACGTACACGCAGGGGCGTATCGTAGTGGGTCGTGCTCACGGATGGACCGAGAAAGATTTTTCATCGGATATTACCGGAGAAGATTTCCTTCCAGCAGCGGGAGAGGTTGCGGAATACTGGGATGGCGTGGATCAGGTTACACTGTTAGCAACGCTGAAAGGTGTGTTTGGTATGACTGGAACCGAGAATGTGAAGTTTGTTACCGCTCATACCTATGACGTATCGGAGAATGCAACGGAGTGCGGATTTAAGGAGATCACTCTGAATAATGCAATTCAGAAGGCACTGGGAGACAATAAAGCGAAATTCAGTTTGGCAATTATGCATTCCAAAATCGCGACGGATCTGGAGAACTTAAAGCTTCTGGCGTATATGAAGTATACCGACAAAGATGGTGTTGAAAGAGATCTTACGATAGCTACACTGAACGGAAGAATCGTACTGGTTGATGATAATATGCCGACAGAGGCAGTCGAAGCGAAGTATGTTAAGGCAGTACAGACGGATCCAGGCGCACTGAAAGTAACCACAGACGGAACAGGAACGGGTGAAATCAAGAAAGCAACGGTTTCGACTGATATTCCGGATGCGGCAGAGGGAGATTATGTAAAACTTCTTCCGGCAGGAACGGTATATACAACGTATGTTCTGGGAGCGGGTGCAATTGAATATACAAACTGTGGCGTAAAATATCCGTATGAGATGGATCGTAATCCGAAAACCAACGGTGGCGAAGATACCCTGTATTCCCGCCAGAGAAAGATTTTTTCTCCGTATGGAATCAGCTTCAAACGCCCGTCGTTTGTCTCCCCGACGGATGCTCAGTTATCAACTGGTTCAAACTGGGAGCTTGCAAATAATAATGCAAGTTCCGGAACAAAGTATTTCCCGTCGAAAGCGATCCCGATCGCACAGATTAAAACCAGAGGTTAAGGAGGTTCCGGCATGGCATATGCAGATTATGAGTTTTATGGAAAAAATTATTTCGGCAATGTCGTGCCGGAAGCAGATTTTCCCAGACTTTCGGAGCGGGCATCGGATTGGCTGGATACAGTAACTTTCGATCGTTTGGTTGACGGTCTGCCGAGTGATGAGAGAACCCAGAAACGTATTCAGAAGGCAGTCTGCGCTCTTTCAGAAACATTGTATCAGATAGAGCAGGCAGAGAAACAGGCTATGCAGATAGTCGCTTCGGGAGTTTCAACGGGCGAGAGTGGTGCTGATAACAGAATGGGTGTGATAACATCCCGATCCGCTGGAACGGAATCAATTTCGTATGCGACCCCTCAGCAGCTCGGAAGTGCCGCGAAAGAGTGGAGCGCTCTCTATGCCGCTGCGGGGGATGTGAGCAAAACGAATGATCTGCTCCTCAAAACAGCGCTTCCGCTGCTGATGGGAGTAAGAACAGACGATGGGATACCAATTTTATATGCGGGGGTGTGAGTATGAAATGCAGACAGTGCGGAAAAGAACTCAAGCCACATTGGAGTACTGATATTTGTCTTGAATGTTCAAGAAAAAATGTGAAAAAGATATTCAGAGAAAATCCCGAAATAAAGCAGGCATTCCGTGAAACTATTGAAGAACTTAAAAAGCCTGAAAATGTTGAGAAAATGGCTAAAAATACAGCCAATTTTATGAATGTTGTTCAGGCGTTAAGAGGTGGTAAATGATGGACATTTCAACATTAGGTTCATGCATAGCAATCGTTATGATCTGCTACATCGTAGGAATGGGCTGTAAAGCATCAAAAAGAATCTCCGATGAATGGATCCCGGTGATTATGGCGGTTATTGGTGGAATTCTCGGAGCAGTCGGGATGGGAGTTATCCCAGATTTTCCGGCAACGGACTACATCACGGCAGTAGCGGTCGGTATGTTCAATGGTCTGGCGGCAACAGGCGTGAACCAGTTATACAAACAGAGCAAGAAAGCGTAGTTGAATGGGCGGACGAGGTGCTTCGAGCGGTATAAGCGATAAGGGTAATTCTTACGGCAGCCAGTATCACACCGTCTTGAAAAGCGGAAACATAAAATTTGTGGAAGCAAATGACAGGCACTCAGAAAGCCTGTTTGAAACTCAGACAAAAGGTCGTGTATATGCAACAGTGGGCGGAAATGATCTTCTGAAAATCATATATTACGACCGACAAAATAAAAGAGCAAAACAAATTGACCTCGACCATAAACACAAGGGGATGCAACCTCATATCCATCATGGATACTATCATAATGAAAATGATAGTGCTAAAGGAGCCAGTCACTTGACTTCTTCTGAAAAGAAAATGGTTGAGAGGGTAAAACAGATATGGTACAATCATATAAACAGAAAGCATTAGTTTAAACGAACAAAAACAGTGTGATCAGCACATGATTCCCATAAAGGGATGCTTTTTGCCAGCAAGTGTCGTATACCCTGGTGATTACGCCTTGATGGAGGAGAGTTCGGTTCAACTCCGAACACTTGCCGAATGAGAGATATCATATCAGAAATGATGTGGTATCTCTTTTTTGTTATACGGAGGTAAAGATGGGCGGACGCGGCGGAAACAGCGGAATGGCTGGAAAAAGTATGGGATTTTCGTACAAACGGGGGAACAGAACTGTAACGGTGCAACGAACAGCGGCAGGAGTTACTCTTGTGGATGGAAGACCGAGCAAGGTTGATTTTAACACATTGCGTAAAAATATGAGTCAAAAAGATGGGTTTAAAAATTTGACAGATTCAGATCTGAGGAAAGCACGCGAAAGACGATATGAAAATCAAAAGCATGATTATGAAGTTCTTCCGAATGGAGAACGTGGAAAAGGTAAAACAGTATATCGTCCGCGTAGAACGAGGTAATCAATGGCGAATAAGGAAAGCAGTATTGCATATGAAAATCTAAACCGCCGGATCTTTCCTGGTGCTGGTGAATACGGCATACCGCGCTTAGAAGCGGAGACCTTTGATGGAAACTGTGAGTTTGTGGGATTCAATTATGCCCGCGGTAATTGCCGGAATCCAGAGAAAAAAGCAGTTCATTTCTTTATTGACGATTATCAATTCGATGCTCTATGGCGCAACGTGGATCGCTATGTGGACAAGCTGAGGCAGTTTCAGTATGTTTTGACGCCAGATTTCAGCACCTACACCGATTTCCCTAAAGCTATCCAGATATACAACCATTACCGTAAGCATTGGGTAGGTGCATACTTGCAGGAGTATGGCTGCCGAGTAATCCCGACGATCTCATGGAGCACACCAGAATCCTATGCATGGTGCTTCGATGGGGAGCCAAAGGGCGGCACACTGGCGGTTTCTTCGGTCGGATGCATGAACAGTGCAGAAAAAAGAAGTCTGTTTTTATCTGGGTACGCGGCGATGGTTGAGCGGTTACATCCGGAGACAATCATCTTTTACGGCAGTGTACCGGAGGAGTGCAAAGGAAATATTGTCCGGGTGCGGGCATTTAGCGATAAATTCAAGGAGGCGGTATGTGATGGGTGGTAATTATGTATAGTGATACGGTTACAGTATTTTGTTATTACGAGTCATCGGACGAGGCCATCTGGTACCCATATGTCTTGTCGGGTGTAGATTTGAATATGGATCGGGGTGCAATCTTGAAAAAATATGGTCCAGGCAGTACGGACAACACACAGCTTCATATCGAATATCAGGAGCAGGATGGTAGCAAGCTGATCCGGACGGCAGCAGGATTCTTCCTTCCGTGGCTTCCGCCAAAGAGTTGGAAAAGGCAGGAGGCGGAAGAAAGGGCAGCCAGTATCACGTTTGGCAATGATGATTTTTTCATAGCTGGAGAATGGGAGGCAGGTGCCGTGAATGATGCTGATTACCCGGATGGTTTTTATCAGTATCTGAATGCGGAACGGGATTACTGCTTTAAGATATCCAGTGTGGGCGGACCGTACAGCCTGATCCCGCACTTTGAAATTCTAGGAAAGTAGGTGGACGACATCGCCAGAAGGAGTAAAAGAGGTGCTATGAAAAGCTTCTCTACCGTCAAGGGAAATGTTCACATAACATTGGATATGTCGCGGTTTAAGCGACAGTTTCAGAGGGCACAATATCAGCTTGATGGGGCTGTTATGGAAAGTATGGTTCCATTTATGCCGATGATTACCGGAAGTTTTATAAATACAACCCGCGCGGCTAGTGCGGCGGTGCAAGGCAGCGGTGTTGTATATGCTGCCTATGGTCTGCAGGGGCGATTCTTGTATGAAGGAAAAGGCATGGTAGATGAGCAAACCGGCAGCCCCTGGGCGCGTAGGGGAGCGAAGAAGGTTTTGGTCAGCCAATATGGCGGAGAGACACGGGCAAAGGAACGGCTGGAATATACGAGGCAGGCGCATCCGAAAGCGCAAGCGGAGTGGTTTGAAGCAGCCAAGAAGGCAGATGAAAAGGCATGGATTCACCTGGTAAAAGAAACAGCGGGAGGTGGTAAACGTGGCTAATGTATTGCAACCGATAGGAACAGATGCGAGTGGTTATGAGGTACTGACGGCGGCGATCCAGGAGCTTTTGAATCAGTATCCGGGTCTGCCACAGGGAGAACGGATTAAGTTTGAAGAGCTGGAAAAAGACAAAGGAATTGCTTTTTCAGCGGACAGCGGTGCCTTGATTTATGAGGAGAATGAGGATGTGATAGGGAACATCTTTCAAACCTGTCAGTTTCCGTTCTATGTTGTATACCGGACGGCATCCGATCGGGAACGACGTAAACTATCGGCTCAGAGCTTTCTAGACGGGCTTGGAAAATGGCTCTGCCGGGAAAAGGTTGTGTTAAATGATAAAGAATATCGTTTGACTGAATATCCAAAGCTCTCCCAAGAGAGAAAGATAACAAGAATTGTGCGGGAAAATGCATATGGCTTGGAACCGCAGGAAAATGGTGTACAGGATTGGGTTCTTCCGGTATCTGTACGATACAGTAATGAAATATTAGAGCCAGACGCATGACGCAGAGCCAGGATCAATTTGATTTGAGGCTCTGTTTTTTTATTCAAGAAGGAGGACGTTATGAGCAAATTAACAAGAGGTGCTTACAGAACATTTCTGGATGCGGCATTTGGTGGTACTGGAACGCCTAAATGGTGGAGACTGGGAAAGTACACCGATGATTTAAGCGTTAATCTGAATCCGGATGTTTCATCCAATAAGAATGTCTGGGACGAATCATATGTTGAGGACAACGGTTATGAACCGTCGATCGAATCGACCACTTACTATGCGGATCCGACCGATCCGATTTATCCGAAACTGCGAGATATGGCAATGAACCGGTTAAAGGGTGATGATTGCAGAACAACGATTCTGGAAGTGATTGTAGAGGATACCGCAGCGGCAAAACACAGGGCATGGAAAGAGGATGTTGTGGTGAAGCCGGAAGAGTACGGCGGCAATACATCGGGCTTTCAGATCCCGTTCAGTATTCATTTTGATGGAAACCGGAAGGAAGGTTCTGTCACGATCGCGGATGGCGCTCTCACGTGGGATGATGCCAAGGTAGGAGAATAAGGGAAGGTGTAACAGATGGGAAATGTAATTCAGATTGATGATGGCAGTAAGGTATACGATATTACGAATATGCGTGGGGAACTTTTGGGACAGTTCAAATTTATTCCATCTGATTTCGATCTTATCCGGCGTTATGATGAGACGGTTTCTGCTTTTGAGCAGATGTCCGAGGAGATCAAGGGGAAAAAAGATGCACCGATTTCCTATGTAATGGAATTGGATAAGCGTATCGGAGAACAGGTGGATTATCTGTTTAATGCGCCGGTGGCGAAAAGCTTCTTTTCGATTACCTCCCCGTTCACGATGCTGGACAGCGGGCAGTTCTTTGTTGAGAATGTGCTGAACGCCGTGAAGGGGATCATTGAGCAGGAGAGAAATGTAAAGCTGGAAGCGGTGCAGGCTCATGTTCAGAAATACACGCAGAAATACAAAACGGGTCCGGGCGGCTATATTGCCCCGGTAAAATAGTGTTTACCTGGGATCTTCCGCAGACGCTGGAAGTTGGCGGGAGAATGTATGAAATTCGGACAGATTTCCGCCCGGCTCTGGATATCTTGGTGGCATTCAATGATCCAGAGCTGCCGGAGGAAAACAAAATCCAGGTAATGATGGAGATTCTGTTTGTAGAGCTTCCACCGGAGGAGTACCTGAATGAAGCCGTAGAACGGGCGTATTGGTATCTGGATTGCGGGAAACGAAGTGATGGAAAGGCTGGTCCCAGAGTCATGGATTGGGAGCAGGATGCATCCATGATTTTTCCGGCGATTAATAAGGTGGCAGGATATGAGCTGAGAAATCCCCAACGCTATACGCATTGGTGGACGTTTGCGGGGTATTTTGACGAAATAGATGAAGGGACCTTTTCGCAGGTTCTTGCCATACGCCAGAAGCGTGCAAAAGGGAAGAAGCTAGAAAAATGGGAAGAAGAGTTTCTTCATGAACATCGTTCACTTGTGATTTTGGAAAATAAGACATCGGAGGAAGAACAGAAACGGATTGCGGCAGAAGAGGCGGCGGTCGATGCGTTATTTAAGGGGGTGTACTGATAGATGGCGGACGGAACCATAGTAATTGATACAGCGATCCGGAAAGATGGGTTTGATGCCGGAATTAATGAGATAGAACAGGCACTGGACGGCGCATCGGCGCAGTTTCATGATTATGGGGATTCTGTTCAGAAGTTCATCGATGACTATATGAACGGAGCCGGACAGGCATCTCGGTACACGAACGAATTAAAGCAGCAGGTTGAAACGCTGAAAGAGCAGTTGAAAGAGCTTGAAGGGAAAGGACAGTGGTTTGGAGACAGCGAATACGATGAGAAGTATTTGCAATATCAGAAACTTCTGCAGGCGGCAAAGGATTATAAAAGAGAAATTGTAAGCCCTACACCAGACGCAAAGATGTTTAATTCGAGCACCCTTGAAGGACAGATTGAAAAGCTGAGCGGCGATTTGATGAGACTGCGCAACAGCGGAAAGGGATTTGGGGATGAGACTTTCGATGCGACGGCGACCGCGCTGAAACGAGCCCAGCAGTCACTTGCAGATTATCAAAAAGAACTGTTTAAGACAGATGAGCAGCGGCAGAAAGAGGCAGAAACAGCTAGGAAGCAGGAAGAAGCGCAGCGGCGTGTGAATGAGAGGCTGGAGGAAGCGCGGCAAAAGGAAGCCGCCGCCGCTCAGGAAGCTGCCCGGCTTTCGGCGATCGGTGAGAATGCTAAAATTTCGAATCGACGCATCGTGTCCCTCAATAAGGAACTGGCTGCCCTGGAGGCACGACAAAAGGAACTGTCAAAAGCGGGCGTAGGGCCGGGATACAAAGAATATGACAGCAACGCCCGGAAAATAAGGAGGCTTAGGGAAGAACTGAGCCGTTACCAGAGCGGCGCAAAGGCATCTGAAAAGCAGACTAAGAAACTGAATAAATCCTTGGATAATACCAAGAAATCGGCGGGTGGCGCCCGGATGAGCATGAAACGGATGTTGATGATGTCTCTGATGTTTTCAACGGTGTTCCGTGCACTATCTGCAGTTGCTTCGGGGTTAAAGTCCGGTACGGATAACCTGGCGCAGTATTCGGATGATACAAATCGGGCGCTCTCTATGCTGGTGTCTGCCCTGACCCAGTTGAAAAACAGTTTTGCAACTGCATTTTCTCCGGCGATCGAGTATGCGGCACCGGTACTGACAAAAATGATTTCACTTTTGTCGGAAGCGGTTACGTGGGCAGCACAGTTGGCGGCTGCTTTGACGGGCAAGGACACATATACGCGGGCAACTAAGGTAGAAGAGGATTACGGCGCCGCTCTGAAGGAGAGCAACCAACAGTTAAAGGATAAGGAGAAACTGAATAAAAAGCTGCTGTTTAGCTTTGATGAACTGATACAAGTGCAGAAGAACAGCAGTGATACAAAAGATTATGTCGGACCAACACCGGATCAGATGTTCAAAACGGAGGAAGTTCCGAATGAAATGAAGGATCTGGCTGCGGATATAAAAAAGACATTCTCTGATTTGTTTGACCCGCTGAAAGAGTCGTGGAAAGAAAATGGTCCGGAAGTGACGGAGGCTGTTAAAGCGGCTTTTACGGCGATGAAGCAGCTGGCGGGGGATGTCGGGGCTTCCTTTATGCAGGTCTGGAATATGGAAGGATATGGGAAACGTATCACGGATGATCTGCTGATTACGGTTGCCAACCTGGCATGGACGGTCGCTAATCTGGCTACACAGTTGGATGCAGCATGGGTGGCAGGCGATACCGGCACAAACATCATGCGGCATCTGGGAGATATCATTTTAGAAATCACAGGCTTTTTCCGTGATGCATCGCAGAGTATGAAAGACTGGTCGGCAGATTTGGACTTTTCTCCGTTACTTACCAGTTTTGATGCAGTTTTGGCGGCACTGGGACCGGTGGTAGGAGACATTGGCGACGCGTTGCTGTGGTTATTGAATAAATGCCTTCTCCCGTTGGCAAAATGGGGGCTTGAATCAGGGCTTCCGGCGGTATTTGACCTGATAGCGGCGGCGCTGACGGCATTACATAGTGTGCTCATGGCAGCAGAACCGACATTCGACTGGATGTGGAATGATTTCTTCCAGCCGATTGGGCAATGGACAGGTGAGTTAATCATCGGAGCACTCCAGAAGCTTACGCAGGCGCTTTTTAGGTTTTCAGACTGGGCATCTCAGCATAAGAGTACGATTCAAGCGCTTACGGAGGTTGTAATCATGTTCTTTGCGGCATGGGCGGTCACAACGCTGGTTTCTCATGTTGGATTGATGATCGCGAATCTTGGGAAGCTGATTGGCGTTCTGGCAACGACCAATATCAAATTCTTGGCGATTGTGACGGTTCTGACAGCAGTTGCAGGGCTGGCAATGAAAGTGGCTCAGGCGTGGACAAAAATGACACCAGGAGAGCGGCTGGCGACGAAGATCATCGCGGTAGCTGGTGCGATTGCATTGGTGGTAGCGGCGATCGGAGCGTTGACCTCCAATTATGTGATGCTTGGTGTGGCGATGGCGGTTGCGGGAATCGCAGGATTGGGAATTTCCAGTATTGTGAGCAGTGCAAATTCCAGAAGCGGAAACAGCCGACCGAATACAGCATCTGCATATCAGAATGCGAACCGGGCAGTTTCTTACGCGAGCGCACCGTTCAGGATGCCTCGTCTGGCAACTGGTACGGTGGTACCGCCGAGAGCGGGTGAGTTCGCTGCTATCTTAGGAGACAATAAACGGGAAACTGAGGTGGTATCTCCGCTTAGCACGATGAAACAGGCTTTGAAAGAGGCACTGGAGGAATCTGGAGCAATCGGCGGCGGAAGAGATATTCATATAGATTTGATACTGAACGGGCAGAGATTTGCCAGTGCAGTATATAAGGCGAACAATCAGGAAAGACAGCGTGTAGGAGTAAGGATGGTGCAACAGAATGCCTAAGAATGGAAATGGAGTATTTGAGATTGACGGAATGACGTTTCGGTTATGGGTTAAAGAGCTGAAACGCTCTTTCAAAGTAACCGATACGGATAATTCTGGGCGGTTGAAAGATTACAGTATGTATCGGGACATTGCAGGTACCTTTTACAATTACACGCTGACGCTGGATCCGGATCGGAGCAATCGGGCTGATTACGATAGTTTTTATGAGATCGTGTCAGCGCCGAAAGCCTCTCATCATATGGTGTTTCCATATGGCCAGGGGACCTTGGAGTTCGAAGCGTATGTAACCAGCGGAGATGATAGTTTGAAGATGCAGGGGACGGATAACGGACATATCAATAAATGGTCGGGTCTGTCGCTGAATTTTATAGCCATGAAACCGAAAAGGAGACCGTGATGGGAGAAGGACTGAAGATTGTATATGACGATGTGGCGCCATATGCGAAAGAAAATAGCACTCCGCAGATTGTAAAAGCAGGATTGCGCCCTCATAAAGGACTTTTCCCGCGGGCGGGGTTGGTGCCGGCAGCGACAACCGTAGAACGAGAGTTCTTGGATCTACGCCGGGATGATTTGACCTATCCCGGTTACGCGCTTTGTTATCCTGGCTTTTCGCTGCTGGATGGAAACTATATCAATATGCCAGCTCCGGCAGTTGATTACGGATATATTTCGGATGAATGGTCGGATGCGGACGGTAATTTTGGATGGAGATATAGCAGAAAAGGGCTCACACCTCAAAAAGGGCTGTACCCGCGAACATTTCTATACCCAGCACCTGGCGGAAGTACCTGGATGGATATGCCAGCACTGACGATCAGTTTCAACGGGAAGTTTTCAAGTGTAGGTATTCTTCTTACGTTCAATTTGCTGTCGGGAGATTATGCGCGGAAGCTCAATATTAAATGGTATGCAGATGATACTCTGCTTTCAAATAAGGATTTTGAGCCGGACAGTGCGAGATATTTCTGTAGCAATTATGTGCTACGGTACAACAAGATTGTACTGACATTCCAAAGTACATCAAAACCATACCGCCCGGTATTCCTTACCCGCATTGATTACGGAATCTATCGTGATTTCCTTTCAGATGAGTTGCTTGAAACGGATTGCTTGCAGGAGATCAATGCGATTTCAGAGAGTATCAGCATTAATACGCTGTCATTTACTGTTCGGGCTAAGAATAATATTCCGTTCGATCTGCAGAAAAAGCAGAGATTGGGATTGTACTTCGACGGCCGCTTGTTGGGAAATTTTTATTTGAAGAGCGGCGCCAGAAAGAACCGGATCGATTATTATATGGACACACACGATGCACTGGGGATTCTGGATGGTAATGAATATCATGGAGGGATCTGCTCGGCTGTGAAAGTAGATACGGTACTGCAAGAAATATTTGCCGGGGAAGATTTTGGGTATACATTGGATGAGTCCTATAAGGATGTTACGCTGACAGGGTACATTCCGTATACGAGCAAGCGAAATGCGCTGGTGCAGGTGGCATTTGCCATTGGTGCGATCGTAGACACGTCTTACGGAGATTGTGTGCGGATTTATCCGCAGCCACAGGAAGTAACGGGAATTTTTGATAATTCGAACACGTTTGATGGATTGACCCTGGAGCATAGCGACATAGTAACCGGAATCCGGCTGACCGTTCACAGCTATGCGGAGACGGATGAGGAGGAAGAGCTATACAAGGAAGCACTGAATGGAACCGCGGAGATTGTATTTTCGGAACCGCATCATAGCCTCTCGATCCTCGGCGGCGCTTTGGAAGAGAGTGGAGCCAATTATGCGATCATAACAGGAACAAGAGCCGTTATTACACTGACTGGGAAAAAATACGGTCATTCGACATCCCAGTTATCGAAAGATAATCCGGATATTATTTACAACAAAAATATTAAAGAGGTAACGGATGCAACTCTCATAAATCCAGAAAATGGACCGGCGGCACTGGAACGTATTTATGAATATTACCAGCGGGCAGAGAGCGTTGTTGGCGATGTGCTTCTGGAAGAGGACAAGCAGTTGGGACAGAAAGTGCAGATTGACACCGGCTACGACGGCATCCGCACAGGAGTAATAGAAAGCATTGATCCGAGTTTTGCAACAGGAATAAGAGCGAGGATAAGCATACATGAGTGAGATTCTTGACAGTTTGATATTTGACCGGGTACAGGAAGATTTAGATAACCTGACGTGGAAAGCGTATATTGATTATTCTGATTTGAACCGTATTGAGGGGGCTATAAAATGGGTTTCTTATGTGCTGAATCGGTATGGCTATAAAAATATGACACATAATAAGCTGAATTGGAAAATGAATGACTTCCGGACAGAGAAAGAGATGAAGCGCCTGCGGGATAATATAGCAGCTATCCGGGCGGCTTATTATACCCCAGACAGTACACCGCTTACGCCGGAAAGAATTACATACACATCCATTTATCAGGCAAATGCGATCGAACGAATTATTTATGATATTGGCACATTGATTGAAACCTCTTCACCGGGAATGCAGCATTTAAGCTTCAGGCTGGGAAGTGGCAAGGCATTAGGGAACAGGAGCGTGACAATATGAATTTAAAGACGGATTATAAAAATGATATCTTTTCTGGAAAACGAAAATATCATATGACCAATAATGATGATGGAACAATTTCTCTGGATGATGTAACTACCTATGTGCAGGAGGGGGATATTCTTTCGGCAGATGATGTGAATGCAACCAATAAGGCCGTGAACGAGCTGCGGACGGGGAGTGATTCGTTTCAAGAGGAGATCACAGAAAAGGTTAAAGCTGTTTCGGAAACGGCAGATGCATTGACAGGAGAGGCGCTTCTGACGTTCAAGAGTTCCGGATGGAGCGATACAGCGCCATACACACAGAAGGTTACATTTGCAGGAATAAAAGAAAAAGATATTCCCGTATATGGTTTGCGCTTGACCGGCACACTGTCAAATGTGACGGTAGAAGCCCAGAAACTTGCATGGGGTTACGTAGACCGGATTGCATCGGGAAACGGTGATGTAACGGCATATTGTTACAGCAAAAAGCCAATGACAGATATTACAGTATCGGCGAAAGGGGTAAAACATGGCTGATGGAATTTTGTTAAAGCATGGTGCCGGTGTGGATAATACGGATTTGACCGCGGTATCGGGGGATGTCCTGGAAGGAGAGAAGTTCTTGGGAGCTGACAGCAAGGAAGCGCAGATGGGAGCGATGAAACGGATAACGGCGGTTGATAAGTCAATGACCGTCAATGAGACTTACAACATCCCTGCTGGATATCATGCTGGTACGGATTCTTTCCATCAGTCAGGGATTCCAGTTGAGGATGGTCCGCAGATTGATCCAGGCAGCGGTGGAATTACTGTAAATGTAAAAGGAAAATACCTGCAGAGTAATGCAGTTCTTATGTCGGTGGAGAACCTACGACCAGAAGTGATAAAGTACGGGGTTCAAATCGGAGATATTACGGGAAATTATCAAGGATTTCCAGATGAGGAGGGGTAACGGTGGATGGATTGCTGGATATGGTGGTGCAGAGCGCAGATTTTGATGCGCTGACAGCGACACCGGAAATGGTATTGGAAAAGAAAAAATTCATTGGTCCAGATGGCGCTATCAGTGTAGGTACAATGCCTGATAGGGGTTCCCCTACGATTTCCCTTCCCTTGAATGGAACAGCGTCAATACCGGCAGGAAAATACAGTGGAGGAAAGGTTACGCAGAATATCCCGGCAATGGGAGGTTATACAATCTATCCGACCAGTAAGGAACAGCAGATTCCAACAAAAGGGGTCTATATGGGTGGAAACATCATCGTTCCCAAGCTGAGCAATCTGGTGCCGGAGAATATCAAAGAAGGGGAATACGTCGGCGGCGTCGGGCCGGGAACCTGGAAAGGGTTTGTGGTGAATGATCCGTATACGCTGTATTATCGGGGAACGTTTGGCCCGGGGCAGAGTATAAAAATACTTAAATCATACAGCAATTCACATACGGTGAATCCTACATATGAAGAAAAGTATATTTACTTAGCGCCTGATGGACGTTTGACGGAACAGTTTTGCAGATTTAATCCTATTGATATAACGGGAAAGAAAACATTAATAATTGAATATACGGTTTATTTGAAAGCGATAGCATACAATACTTGCTATATGAAGCCGTTTTTAACTACGTTTGATCCAGATGATGGAAGTGGGGGGCGATTGGATGTTCTCGGAGATAAAAATTTGTTGGGAATAACGACGTTGGGAAGAGATACTAAATATACGGCGCCAACCGCTGTAAGTGGTGATGGAGCTCATGATGGTGATCAAATAGAAAGTCTTCGGGTGGATGTATCATCTTTTTCACGAACGGTATATCTTTCCTTGTATGTATCTATGACAAAATATGAGAAGTATGCTTGGTTTAAAATTCATAGCATAAAATTCGAATAAAGGAGAAATCAATATGGGAATGAATGATAAACACAATTACGATCCAACAAAATGGGTAGACAACAGCGAACCGGATATTGATGCAGAACATTTGAATAAAATTGAATCAGCGCTGCAAGAATACGGTGTCAGCATTGATGAGCTGGCGGCAGCAGGGGGTACCGCCGCGAAAGTCAAGGCTACCGATACATACGGTTTGGTAGTGAGTGCCTTAGGGGAGAGTACCGCGCAGGCGCTGATTGACGCGATCGCCAATAAGGTTATGAATGAGCTCATCAACAAAAATAAGATTGTAAACAACCTTCTGGCAACGGATGCCTCCACCGTTCTGGCGGGAACGCAGGGCGCGGCGCTGGATAAAAGGCTGGTGGCGGCAGAGAAAGCGGTTACTCAGTTAAATAGCGACCTAGGAAAAGAGTATTGGGGTGGCGCAGAAACCTATAATATTTCTTCTGTAAATGCATGGGTTAAAGGTGCTAAATCACTGGTGCTCCCAGCTGGCACTTATATCATAGGATATAGGGCTGACACGAATTGCGACAACGGTATTTATATTGATACTGGAATCAATACTTCAAACCTCGCTCTTCCATTGTTTGAAAAAAATATAAATATTCCTCCGTCAAATTTAAGCGTAAATATGGCAACATATCGTTCTGGCCACAATACAGTTATGATTACTCTTGCCAACGAAACCACATTATTTTTTTATTGTTGGTCAACTAGCCCTATTGTTATCCAATATGAGCTTTGGGCGATGAGAATTAAATGAAGATTTAACCTAATAACAATTTACCGAAGCTTTCACACTCGTGGTTTATTGGTCAACCGGTTATCCAGGCGCATATCTTTCTCAAGAATATACACATTATATTGGTAATAGGCGTGCCATTCAGAATTACAATGCGGATGCAACAGTTTGGAAAAAGTATGAATTTCAAATTACCATGAAATAGCGACCTGGGAAAACAGTATTGGAGCTCATTGGAAACATATAATGTTTCTGTCATAAATTCATGGACTCGAGGAACAAAATCAATAACGCTTCCTGCTGGCACATACATCATAGGGCAGCGCTCTGATGTAAACTGCTCAAACAGCATATATCTTGATACGAGAATAGATACCTTCAAACAAGATCTACCTTTATATGAAAAAGCCTTAAACATTCCCACAACCACAGCACGTAATGATGTGACTGAATATCGTTCATGTAATAATACCTTTGCTATGGGGTTTTCCAAGGAAACCACTTTATATTTTTTCTGCTGGGCTGATTCGCCTATCACGATTCAATACGAAATATGGGCGATTAAAATTAAGTGAAATAGCGAGACCTTATTTACCAATGCTCTTCATACTGTCGTTAGCACTGACAGTATGAAGAGCATTGGTAAATAAGGTCTCGCTATTTTGTGGAGAGAACCAGAAATGATACATCATGCTAATATAAAATAAGTAAATCCTATTAATAAGGAGGAAAAATATTATGGATAAAATGATTCTCAAAGACAACACAACAGTCGAACTGCAGACAGGAGCATCCCTGTCAGCGGTAACAGCCAAGTTTGACAGCAAGGATGCTATGCTGGAAACTTGGAAAACACTGACTCTGGAAAATCTGGCAGAAGTAAAATTCCAGAATAATGCTGGAATGACTGTCGGGACATATAAGGACTTGATTCTTGAATCTGAAACCTCGCAGGAAGTATCTGATGGCGTACAGACCACGTTTTCTTTCCGTGCGAAAACCGACACAGAGAAACGCTTGGATGCTCTGGAAGAGGGGCAGACAGTGCAGGACGAGGCGATCAGCGACCTGGGGGAAGTCACCAGCGAACTGGCAGAGAAAGAAGGTGTAGAGTAATGGGTGCGTTTTATGGGAAAAGAATCAGAAGCGGGAAAATGACACTGGAAGAGGTGCCGCTCTATTGGCGCGCAGCAGCAGAAAAATGGTTAAAAGAACATCCGGAGGAATAAGATGAATACAGAGATTATAGTAGCCCTGATAGCGTCCGCCGGTGGTATCCTGGGAGCCTTTGTTGGTGTGATTGCATCAGCGCAGCTGACCACCTATCGCATCCAGCAGCTCGAGAAAAAGGTGGAAAAGCACAACACGGTGATTGAGCGTACATATAAATTAGAAGAGAACCAGGCAGTAATGGAAGAGCAGATCAAAGTTGCGAATCATCGGATTGCGGATCTGGAAAATGGAAAGGAGGGTTAAGGTATGCAGATAAAAGATTATGTAAAACCGGAATTACTGGTGGTGGCGCTCGTGCTGTATTTTATTGGAATGTGGCTGAAACAGAGCGAAACGGTAAAAGGCAAGTATATCCCATTAATAAATGGCGGTATCGGCGTGCTGATTTGCGCGATCTATGTCTTCGCCACCTGCGGGTGTTCCAATGGTCAGGATATTGCTCTGGCTGTGTTTACGGCACTGACGCAGGGCGTTCTTGTAGCCGGATTATCCACTTACGTAAATCAGCTTTTAAAACAATCAAATAAAGAAGAATAGGAGGAGGTGATCCAACTATCTCCCGCCGGCAGTCCGGGTTATGGCTGCCATCGCGAAACAAACGGGGAAAATCAGCGAATATCGATAGAATGAAAAAGATTTCTATGCTATAATGTCAAAGTTACCGCCTCCTATACCGGTACGGAAAGGAGGTGCATAGCTTGGAAGATGCAGTTATTTCTCTTATTATTTCTATCGCGGCAGGTGTGATTAGCCATCTCATTTGCAAATGGCTGGATAGAAATAAGTAGTCGGTAACCAGCCTATGGTATAAGCCGCCATGCAAGAATGGAATAGAAAACCCCAAGGATTGCGACTCCTTGGGGTTTTCGTTTTGCATAACTTGGATGCAATTATTTCTCTTAGCCTATTGGCATTATAGCATATGCGAAAATTCTTTGCAAGATACCTCGGAAGACAAAATTTCATATTTTTTCATATTATTAAAGAAAAGAGGACAAAACCATGAGAGATATCACGTTATGCCACCCGCGCCTCCAGAAACTTATCGCACAGCTTACAAGCGAATGCGCGAATGCCGGACTGCCGATCAAGATCGGAGAATCGTTTCGGAGCGTGACCGAGCAGGATGCACTGTACGCACAGGGCAGGACTCAGCCGGGCAGTATTGTCACGAATGCTAGGGGCAGCAGCTATAGCAGCCAGCATCAATGGGGCATTGCAGCGGATTTCTACCGGGCAGATGGAAAAGGCGCCTATAATGAATCAGGAGATTATTTTAAGAAAGTCGGAGAGCTTGCCAAAAAGCTGGGGCTTGGATGGGGCGGCGATTGGAAAAGCATCGTAGACAAGCCACACGTATATTTGCCGGATTGGGGCAGCGGTACTGGGATTTTGAAACAGAAATATGGGACATTTGAGGCGTTTAAAAAGACCTGGGCGGCGGAGAACAACACGGTACCAGAACAGCCAAAAACGGTGATCATCGATCTTAAAGAAATTAAGAGCGGCATACGCGGGTTGAGAGTCACTGCGTCCTCACTTATCATACGAACAACTCCAAAAGGTACAGACACAGGCAAGCGCTACACCAAGGATCAGCGTGTGCAGCCAATTAATAAATGCTTTGCCGACGGCGATCCGTGGATCCAGACTGCGGACGGCTGGGTGTCTGGCAAGTATCTTACTGGCTGGGTGTGCCAGGACGGACGCTGGTGGTATCTGACAAACGACTACACGTATCTGCATGATACAGTCTGCCAGATTGACGGACAGGCGTATGCGTTTGATTCTGACGGCTGGATGATTACAGCAGATCGGATAGCAGAGGACGGACATATCCAGAATGTGTGA